ACTGCGCCGTTTGGTAACATAATGTGAAATAATGTTGCCGCTCCTGCCATACTTGTGAGACCAAAGACAACACACTCTTCACTTTCTCCTTGATGTGATTTAAAATCATATAAATACTCCTTTCTTACTTTACAATAAATAGGTGGTATATCTGCATTTAGATAAGCCATTATTTAATTTCACCCCAATTAGCTCCTTTTTCATAGTCAACTTTGTTAGGGACTTTTAACTCTACAGCTGATTCCATAATCTCAATAATTTGTTCTGCTTGAGCATCAGATTCAACAGAGATATCTACTTCATCGTGAATTTGTATATGAGGTATAATTCCTGCTTCATATAATGCTACCATAGATTTTTTAGTCATGTCTGCTGCACTACCTTGAATCAATTTATTCAAAGCTTTGTAAGTGAACGCACGTTTTAAGGGTTCATCATATTCTTTTCTAGCCATCTCTAATGGTAATGGTTTAAAGATACCAAACTGTGTAGGTTGCCATAAATCAAAATGACATGCTCTGCCTCCTAAAGTTCTAATTTTGCCTCGATCATTTGCTTTACGAGATACATTATCCATTAACTGTTTAACAAAAGGTGCTTTAGTATGGTATTGTTTAATTAATTTTTCAGCTGATTCTTTTTGTAAACCAAGTTCTGACATTAATTTATTTTTACCCATTCCATACATCAGTCCAAGGTTAATAGTCTTGGCTTGCTTACGTTCAATACCTGCCATGTCCGCTACGACCTGGTGGAAATCTGCATCACCTGCATTATATGCTTCAACAATTTCATCCACACCTTCTAAGTTCTGTAATTTTGCATAGTGAACTAAAATTCTAGGCTCTTGTTGTGAGTAGTCAAATGATCCCCAAACAGTTTTTTCTTCCGGAATAAAAATAGATCTTATCATAGGACCAATCTCCGGATGTCTTGCCGGAATCTGTTGTAGGTTAGGATTACTCATAGAGAATCTTCCTGTCACCGTTCCACCTTGATCTGATCGTATTTGATTTATATCTGCGTGAATTCTACCATCATGAGAATGTTTTGTAATCGAATCTATAAAAGTTGTGTGTGCTTTATTAATCTCTCTAGCATCTGCAATAGACTTCGCTAATTCATGAGGGTGGTTTTGTAAAAAGTTTTTAGTAAAGCTAGGTTCATTACTTTTTTCTGTCCTGTCATAAGGAAGTTTTAGTTTATCAAATGCTTTTGCAATACTTCTAGCTGCATGTATTTCTACATCAATACCAGTTAACTCTTTGATTTTACTAAGTATTTTGTTCTCTCTAACAATTAAATTTTTCTTTAATTTAGCTGCATGTTCAAGATCAACTCTTACACCTTTGAATCTCATATCAACTAGACAAGGAAATAGTTTTGTCTCTAGGTTAAATACATCCATAAGTTCTTGATTATGTAATTCTATATTTAATCTTTGCCATAATTTTAAAGTAGCTTCAGCATCTCGTTCAGCATATTCCCCTACATACATTGCAGGAAGTTTCCACATATCCGCCTTAGCATTTAAATCATAACTTTTAGCTGCTTCTTGTAAAACTTTCTCATCTTTACCAAGACCTACATAATGTTTTGCTAAAGTATTTAATGCATAAGACATTCTATTCTCATCAATCAAAGAAGCTGCAATCATTGTGTCAACAATATGTCCTCTAATTTTTATACCCGCGTTCCGCAGCCAACAAACATCATACATTGCATTGTGAAATATAAATGTAGTTTTCTCTTGGTTAACTAAATCTTGGACCCACTGTAATACAAGTTTTCGATCCATATTTCCACCACCCTCATGTCCAATCGGATAATAGCCAGACCAGCCTTCTACGGCCACCGCAACGCCAGCAATGTGGCCTTTTCCAACAACACTACCTGACCCTTGGGTCATTAAATGTGGGTCATAGGTTTCTAAATCTATGGCAACTTCTTTAGCGCCGGATAAATCTTTTAATTCTTCTGGTGCAACCCATTCAGTTTCAGGTGCAAACAATGGCATTTGTGTACTTCTCATGAGTAATCCCTTTCTAATATCATTTCTAAATAGTGTATAGCTTTCTTCACGTCTTCTTCTCCCCCTTTGTGATTATGTCTACAGATATATTTTATAGCGTTGCCTTCTGCAAATAGCAACTTATTTTTATTGATGAACTCGGCAGGTTGTATCACCATTTTTTTATAATGATCTCCTCCAACTTGTTTAGTTAATGTTTTCATTTTTTTCCTCCTTCAATAACTTGAAGTCCAAGAGGAGGTCTCCAACCATCTAATACGTCCTGAACACGAGATTTATAAGATAAAAATTCTTTTTCTGTCATAGTACCTTTTGAATAAGTAATTAGATCCATTATCAATAAACAAGGAACTTGAGTTTTATCTACTGCATATAACGGAAAATTTTTTTCCATCAATTTAACTTTCTCTTTATACTGATCTTGAAAACGAAATCTACAATCCATAAAATAATCTTGAATTATTTCTTTTTCTTCCCAAGTATTTGTTTTTTTTTGTTTTGGTAATTTCATATTATATAAGCCCTATCAAAGTTTCTTGGATCTAAGACATGCAATTCACGCTTCGCTCTCGTCGCACCAGTATAAAATAATCTATGTAATTCATCCGGGTCGTGACTAAACGTCTCCAACGCTGCATTTGTTATGTCTTGCATTAATAAAACTTTATCAGCTTCTCCTCCTTTCGCTCCGTGTATAGTTGACATTGTTATACGAGGGTTTTTATTTATAGCTTCTCCATTCGCCCTCATATTACGAATGTAGTTTTCAGTAATGGTATCCAATCCTTCAAAAGAATCATACCAAACCTTATCAGTTAATAATCCTTGTTGTTCTTGACACTCTTTCATTGAATATTTTATATCGGAATTTAATGTTTTACCTTTTCTAAAACCAGGAGTTACATTGGCCCCTAAGTATTCATAAATATTTTTAATCTCTAAATGATTTAATAACTCACCTTTACGCCAGTTCTCCCAATTGTTTAAAGCTAATAATAATTTTAAGGGTATGGAATTAAAACCTTTATATTGATAATACCAACCTTGAATTTCACATAAATCTTTGGCATCATCTAGAAAATAGTTTGCTGAAGATAACACTAGCCAGTTTCCCTCACTCATATCAACTTGAGTTATGTCTGAATATCTTTTTAATAATCCTATTTCATCTCTAGGTTTATATTGTTTTTCAAATCTATTTTGTACTTTGTTTATTATTCTTTGAGATAGTTCATGAATAGGACCACCTGGTATTCTATAAGATTGATCTAATACTTTAATGTCGTTTACTTCTTCTTTCAACGCTATGAAGTGATCAACATCTGCTCCGGCCCATTTAAATATTGCTTGGTCATCATCACCCGCTATGTAAGTTTTCTTTGCATACTTCCAAAGATGTCTAACCATTTCCCATTGTATTAAAGATAGATCCTGTGCTTCATCAATAAATAATACTTCAAGACTTCCTGGCAATGATTTTTCTATAAACTCTTCTAATAAATCTGTAAAATCTTTTAGACCTTTTTCTTTTTTAAATCTTTCTAATTCTTCTGCCAATAAAAATAAAGTTCCTCTTTCTATGTCTAAAATGTTTTGTCTTGAATCATAATATTCCATCAAGTCCATACGTTTGACACGTGCGGTATTAATAATAGTTAAGTATTCATTGTCTGAATTAAATGTACCATCTTCAGATGAGTATGAAGCTGTCTTAATAGGTATGCCACATTTCTGCCCAAATTCCTTATAGTCCTCTGGTTTCATCATTTTTTCTTTAGTCATACCTAAATTTCTAAAAGCCAATGAATGTAGAGTTCTAAAATTAGATAAATCGTTCTCTATATCTAAATTAAACTTCTCTGCTGCTCTATTAGCGGCCTCTGTAGCAGCTTTTTTAGTAAACGAAAAGTACCCAATTTGTTTAGGTCTAACTCCTTGTTGTATAAATTCATCAACTAAATTTAATAATGTAGTTGTTTTACCGGTTCCTGGTGGTCCTAATATTATTGTTTTCATTAATCTATAACTCTTATACTTCTATTTTTACCATTCATTTTTTCTATCCATCCTCTTTCTTCTAATTGTTTTAATTTTGCTGAAATAGTACATTTAGAATTTAAATCCAATGCTATCTTCATCTCATCATAAGAAGGAGATGTGATATTTTTTTTAATATAATCTTTAAGAAAATTAAAAAGTTTTAATTGTTTTTTAGTTATACCGTATTTCATTAAAAATGTTCCTCCTGATATTCTACTTTAGAAATACCAACATCTAACTGTTTCATAGCTTTTATTTTAATTAATCTAGGTTGTTGTTTTTTAACCCTTACTCTAGACTCTTCAACAAATACATCTAATTGTTTTAATAAATTACCTGTTTGATTTTTATCTTTATCCCAATTATTTCTTTTACAAAAATTAAAGAAGTCCTCCATTCTAAAATAAGTAAATTCATCTTCTGTGTATGGAAGTTTATTAAATACATCATCCATTGTTCTTGCACTTTGTCTATTAGTAGTCCAATCTTGCAACAACCCTGTAATTTCATTCACAGGATTTAAAGATTCTAAAGGTTCTACTTCTTGTAGTCCTGTCATCATTGGTTTTAAAAAATGTTGTTTCCAATCTTTAGGTTTAGGTACCGGTACAATTAAATTAGCTTGATCTAAACATGCTAATGCAAACATACCTGGATTATAAAGTTGTTCTGATTTCAATTCTATTCTAGTTTTATCTACATCTAAAAACCATTGCGGTGGTGTGGACGCATATTTAGTTAAAGTTCCTATCACTGGCATTTCTTCTTCTCCAAAACCTACACCAAATCTTTTTGTTCTACATAAACCAGATTGACATACAGAATTTATAGGTGCATCTTTACATCTATATTTATCATAACCTTTTCTATTAACTGATTTTATTAATTGCTGAACCTCATTATTGCTTAAAGGAGGTTGCATAAATTTTATATTTGCTTTTACAATTTCATCTTCCCAAGTATCCGGATTAGCTTGTTTATAATATACTGCAATACTAAACAATGCATTGTTTCTAGACCCCTCACCAAAACCAATCGCTGCCAATTTATTTAAGCAAGGAGGTCCACCTGGAAATGCTTCTTCTATTTTTTTTTCTTCCGTTTTAATTTCTTCGACAGATAATTTGCTCTGCGCATAAAGATCATATAATTTATAAAATTCTTCAAGTGTGCAACCATCGCCTTTATCATTGATAGCATATCGTAGTCCTTTCATTTTATTGTGGTAAGGTAAGTTTAAAAAGTTTCCAGTGTCACCACGTTCCACTAAAATCTCAGTTTGTTTTGGAAATATTTCAGAGCCTTCATAACCAAGTATGATAGACATTTGTTTTAATTTTGATTGCATCAATGATGCAGGAATATTTTCTTTGGTAAATAAAAATACGTGTGCGCCGCCAGATTTACTACGGCAAACTATTAAAGGGAGTTTAAGATTCCTAATGTTTTTAACGAGGCTAGTGTGATCAAAGTTATATTCGTCAATATCAATGCACCCCCACCTACAATCATTATTTTCTGTGATAGGGATAATGCCAAGGGCTGCTCCTTCTCCGGCAAGATGATTGGTCCAGAGTTCGTCGGTAACAGGTTTACGAACAATAAAGGCTTTACCTTTTTGTTTAGTGCCATTCTCTCCTCTGTCACCAGGCTGATACTGTCCATATGCTATTGTTAATCCGCTAAAAATTTCTTTGAATTTATTCATATATTCCTTTCTATGTTATTTGTAAAGGGGGATTTCTCAATCCCCCTAATTTTATTTAGTAAGGAGTTGAATCGCTTACCGTCTCTTCTACTTCTGCCTTAGTCTGCACATCGCCTTTAGAAACATTAGTGTTAAATTCTTTAGACTGTAAGTATAAAGATTTATCTTCCTGTCCCATGACTCTATCTTGTGTAACAGACCAACCATACCACGAACCTTTATCGTTCTTTTGTAGTACAGATGATAAATTATACACAACTCCATGCATTGGTGGTATTACATAACCACCATTACCATCAGCAATTTGTATGGATTTCATCATAGAATTCCAATTTTTACTAACACTAAGTTGAGTAGATTTCATAGTAATCAGAGCCGGTGTCATTCCACCTGCTTTTGTTTCCATTAAAACGTAGTAATAAGAAGTTTCTTCTAAATAGTTACCATTGGGTAATCTAATTTTAGAACCTTCTCTTTTACCAGTTTTAATTACAGGACTAGTTGGTAAATGAACTGCCATAGTAGTAGCAAAAGCATCTCCTCTATCTGATTTTTCTGGATAATCTTTTTTATAGTAGCAAGGAATTACCTTAATACCTTTTTTACCATCAAACACTTCTCCAGTGACATTATTGAAAATCATACCTGGTTTAGCACCTTCTATGTATTTTCCATCACCTTCATTTACTTGTGCGGATAGTTGGCCTAAGATCCTGACATATGGCAGTGCCATATCTTCTTGTGTCATGTTCTCAAAACCTTTGTGTAGGTCCTCGCCAAATAAGGCTGCGGATCCTGTGTCTTTTTTTTGTACTGCGTTACTCATGTTATATTCTCCTTTATTTTCGGGTTATTTTAGTCTTGTCTTTAATCCATGTATTAAAAACATCAGAAGGCATGTCGAGCCCGGACTCGACACGCTCCTGGTACAGGGCAGTTAATGTATTCCACGCCGCATCAGATTTCTGCTGTGGTTGAAAGCCATTTTCTGCCGCAAGGTCCAACAATTGTTTCGCCTTGTTATCTTCTCCTTTACCAAACGTTACAAAAATATTGTTTTTAATAATATCTCCTAACCCTTGATCACGAAGCCATTGGTAGGCTGCATCTCTTTTCACTTCATCCTTTGGAAGTGTGCACCTAAATTCTTTTTTAACAGAAACTTTAGAACCGTCTGCAAGTTTAATTTCACTTAAACCTTGTTCGGCCAATAGTTCTGGAATTATATTAGAACTAATATTATCAGCTTCTTCTTTTTTAGCTTTTAATTTTTCTTCTAGTTCTGCTATCTCATCTTCTTTTTGTTTTAAGTTTATACATTCTGCTGCAATTGTAGAAACTTCTATATTATCTAAAAGATCTTTTGAATCTTTTAACATCATATCATTTACTTCATTACTCATTGTTATCCTTTCTGATAAAGATCGAAATTTATTGGATAGTATTTAGACTCTCGTCGATCCCATTTCAAGAGGTTAAATTTGCCGTTTGTATTATTACTTACTATTGCACCAGACACAACCATTATTGCTGGATCTCCTGTCAACAGTACATAATCTTGTTCTCTTACATCTTTTAAATTTTTTCCCATTTTAAAAACAAAAGGTGATGAAGAGAATACTATTTGTGAATCTGGACCAAAATTAGGCAAACAAATTACTAAATAGCCAAAATCAGATGCACCTAATATATTTATATTAGCAGGTGGATGTTGTAATACATAAACAAAATTTTCTTTAGGATTTTCTTTTTTAAACTCTAAAAAATCAGCTAAAGATTTTGGTTTATATAATTCAAATATTTTATTTTTCATTTTTTAACTTTCTATTTATTCTATTATTCTCTTGACAGTTTATATAGTAGTGTTTATATAATTGTCAACTAGAAAGAAGAAAATAATTATGAATTATAAATTTAAAACAAAACCTTATGCACATCAAATTACTGCATTAGAAAAGTCTTGGGAAAAAACAGAATATGCCTATTTTATGGAAATGGGTACGGGTAAATCAAAAGTATTAGTAGACAATATGTCTATGCTTTATGATAAAGGTAAAATAAATGGTGCATTAATTATAGCACCAAAAGGTGTTTATAGAAACTGGTTATCACAAGAAATACCTACACATTTAGCTAGTCATATACAACCAAAAATGGTACTCTGGACGGCTTCAACTTCAAAGACAAAGGATAAAGAGTATCAATCATTATTTGAAACAGGGTATGATCTACACATCCTAATTATGAATGTTGAGGCATTCAGTACAAAAAGAGGTTTAGAATTTGCAGGTAAGTTTTTAAGAACACATAGAACTTTAATGGCTGTAGATGAATCAACTACTATTAAAACACCTAC